CTTCTCAATAGAATTTTCAAAGTCTAATAATCCTTCAGCTGCTGCAGCCATTACACCCATCTCAACACCTACCTTCTTGGCAGCTACAGCCATTACAGCCATATTCTTACCACCATCCTTACCAAACTTAGCGACATTTTCACCATTCTTGGCCATGTCTTTCATCACCTCGCCTGGAGCTACACCAGCAGCTTTAGCCATGCTTCCTGCAAACTTCAAATTGTTGTTAGCAGTCTCTAATGAGGCGCCTGGCATCATTGCCATTTGAGCTGTTAACTTTCCAGCCTCCTCATTACTAATTCCATATGTCTTAGCTAGTGATGCTGCTTCTAATCTTGCCTCTCGAGTTACTCCTTCTAGGTTACCCATCTCTGCACGCATACCACTCATGACCTCCATTGAGTCCTTGGCACTTGCTCCAGTTAGTGAGAATGAATCGCTTATTGCTACTCCAGTTTCATGGAATGCTTGTGACACAGTCATTCCTTCCTTACGAGCATGATCGAACAGACCCGTCATATTCTTCATACCCTTGTTAACTTGGTTTAAGAATATACCAGCTGCTACTCTTCCATCTGTAAATATGTCTTTGAATACTCCTTGGTATCCAGTAATCTCTTTGAGTTTATCTTTTAATGCTTCTGTGTGCTTTTCGTTTTCCGCTGCTAAGTCAGCAGCTGCTTCTTGCTCTTTTAATTGGTCTTCATACTCTTGCGTGAGTTGTTTGGCAACTGCATACTCTTGATTAATTTTCTGAATTATCTCTTCCGATGCTCCTGCTGCTTTAGCTTTTTGTACCGCTTGCAATTGGTTCAATCGTAGGGTAACCATTTCTGTAGATTGGCCTGTCTTTAAAGCTAAGTTTTGAATTTTTTGTTCTTGCACTCTTTCAGCAGCACTTGCTTTGAGGTCTTTGTTGAGATCTCTAATACTTCCTAAAATATCACCACCCTTCTGTTGTTCACGATTAGCTTGCTTGACTTCACTAGTTAATGCTTTAGCATAGTCAGTGCTCTTAGCGAATGATTTTTCAAGCTGCTTGCTAACTGTAGCAAGAGTTTGTGCAGCCTGCTGTAGATTCGCAGCTGCGTCTTTTGATATGTCGTCTTTTTTATCAGCCACAGACTATTAGCTTAGCTTATGTTTTTTTAATAAGTTATTGATACGAGAGTTGCCCATATTATATCTCAACACCTTAGCAAAGCCTTTTGGATCTTTAGCTAACCATCCTTTAGCTGTACGCTCCCAGTTTGCATCTGACATCTTAAACTTTTTAGCGAGACCTTTGAAGTCTCTGTGTTTAAGTAAGAAGTCATACTGGTAATCAGCTTTTCGGTTGGTAGCCCACTTCATACCGCCTGCAATCTTATCAACGACCCATCCAGTCAATCCAGCTTCATCTAAATGCTTTGGTGCTTCTTTAAGATATTCTCGAATGTTTTCGCGTAGTTCTTTCTCTCTTGAGTCCATATGTTATGCTTTCTTATAAATAGTTTGGAATAATAAAAAAAGCCACCCTTATTAGGATGGCTTCACACTATCTTCGTGCTTGGCTCTGAATTTTATCGTATTGAGCCTTCTCTGCTTCATTTTCTTTTTCTCTAATATCGGCAAGCTTACGGTAGTAGTATGCTCGTATGTGTACCGGTAGTTGATAGAGTTCTGTCCATGACCATCCCATTTTTCCATAATACATGAGTTCAAACAGTTGGTCGTATAGGCGGGCCTTATAGCTAGACCCCAGGCCAAAAAAACCCGACGTCAATCGGAAGTTGCATGTTAGACGCCTCATGACCACAATGTGGACATTCAAAATATATTGTAGTATCGATATCTGGTGTTACTTCTTTCAAGTGCTTACGTAGAGCTAGCGAATCTCTTGATAACATGTTGTCAACGTAGCTGTTAATAAATCCTCGATCTTCGTTACCATCGACTGCAGCAATTACTTGCTTCATTCTTGTCGTTAAATCTCTATCAACTCCAGAAGCTTTTGATCTCTTCTTGTTTGCTTTTGCTGCTTGTTCAATTGCTTTTTCGTCTCCATGAGTTAGCATCTTTAATGTCAACTCGCTTTTAGCTGCTGGAAGTGAAAACTTGTGTGTTGCTTCTCCTTCTTTGAATATGCTCCAATCGATTGCTTTTTCTTCAAATTGCTGAAGATCAATAACATGCTTACTCTTCTCACCACAATCCGGACAAGTGATCTCTACTTCGTAATCTTCTCCGTATGCTAGAATTCTAGCTGCAATAAAGATCGCATTCTTATCAACTGTCAATATATCGTTGTAATTGATCTTTGTTACAATAAGAGATTGTAGTAGCTTATCTATCACTACTCCTTGCTTAATTAAGTTCTGAGACGCTAAGATGTCTTCTTCTTTAGCGGTCATATACTTCATTTCAATTTTTCCAGATCTTAGTGGATGTCCTTCTGGATAAAACTTACCCTTACTTGGTAATGCGATTATTTCAGTAGGTACGTTTACGGATTCACCCTTAGTAAGTGCTACGTCGTTAGAAGCGGAATTGACATGATCTGCCATCACCATCTGCTTTAATTGTTCGTCGCTTAAGGGATTTTTTTGATTATTTGGATAATCGTCGTTTACAACTTTGCTCATTTTATTTTTATTTAGTAACTCAATGTCTTATGACTATAAATAGTCGTGAATAAAAAAAAGCCAACTTTTTATAGTTGGCCTCTTTTATTGGTGTTGGGTAAGGGTCGGGTAATTAATACTCTAATACGCAGTAGTCTACTCCTAATGTAAGTGCAATTTCAACTGGTGTTTCTGTAGACCAATCCATGTCTCCAAATTGTGCTGTCTTAATGTAAGCACCTTTTACACTCCAGTTCTCAATCTTATCACCTACTGGTCCTAATACGAAGATATCAAAATCTTTCTTGTAGAAATCTGCATATCCATCTCGTCCAGTTACTGATTCGTGTGATGTACGAACCCACTCCATTACAGCTTGTGCTCCGGATGGTACGATTGCATCATACATGGTAATTGTAATGTCGCCCCACTTACACTTACCTTTCATCTTTCTGATGATGTTAATATGATCTAGTACAACCTCTCCGCACTCTAATTGAGGTCGAGATACTTTTTTACATAAGTAAGATGGTAACCCATCAACTTCGAGGATGAATCTGTTTTGCACCTTGGGCTCATAGTTGGTGTAAAACATTTTATCATTTTCTATTAAATTTGCCATAATTGTTCTTTATTATAAATAGTCGTTGTACTAATTTTATGCGTTATCAAATGTTGCTCCAGTTGGTAAAATGTTGAAGTCAAGTACGATAAATTCTGCAGCTTTTGCTGGTTGAATAAATATCTGACCGTACATTTGGTTTCTGTCGATTACGTCAGGAGTGTTGTTAGTTTCGTCCATTACAACTCTGTAAGCAAATAATCCTTGTCTTGACTTTACAGTCTCTAAGTATGGATTAACAATGTTTAAGAATCTCTGACGAGTTTGTGTTGTGTTGTTTTCGAACACTAAATATCTTGATGAGCTTGCAATAAACTTCTTCAATGTTATTAACAGTCTTCGGACATTTACTCTATCAAGTGCACTTGGTGTGGCTTGTAGTGTCTTCTGACCCCATACACATACTCCTTGGTTAGGGAATGTTGCGATTGGGTTGATTCTGTTTTCATAAAGATCATCTCTATCTGATTGTTGTAGTTTCTTTTCAATATCAATTGCTTCACTAATTCCACCTCTATTCAATCCAGCTGGTGCGAACCATTCGTATGCTACATTGTCTGAGTTAGCAAACACTCTTGGAAGTACTACTGATGGTGGAACCCATACTGGCTTATTCTTGTCAGTGTCTAGGATCTTAACCCATGGCCAATAAACTCCTGCGTAGTTGGTGTCAATTGATCCGTTAGCTACTGCTGATACTGCAGCTCCTATTGTGTTTCCTTGTACTACACAATCAAGTAGTGCAAAACAATCTCCTCTATCTTCAGCTACTTCAATCATCTTATTGGTGATTGCTGAGTGATCAGCTATCGTAGCTCCAGGTGCAACAACTAGATTCACATCTAATTCGTCTGGATTGTTTACTGTGTTTAATGCTTTGATATATGCTTTGGCTCCTGCAGAGTTAGCAGTTGTACAATCCATTCCAAACAAGTTTCCTGGAGTAATGTTAGCTCCCGTCTTCTTAGTTATAGCTGGATCATCTCCATCAAACCCTCCTTGTAATCCTACTGTGAATTTCAAGAAGTTTGATATATCAACTCCTGCGAATGTTGATCCTGATATACTTGCTCCTGCAGTTATAGATGAGTTAGCATCTACTGCTGATGCACTTGGATGTATAAAAGAGTCGTCAAGGTTAAAGTCGTTATTTGCTAAAGCTGTTGCTCCGTTTGGTAATGGCTTAAGCAATTGGCTTGCGTCGTTTGTAGTTGCAAAATCGTGTCCGTAGTATTTCTTTTTGTTAAATGCTCCGTTAATCTCTGTGGTCTCTATAATAAAAGAAGCAGTTGGTACTGATACTGCAGCTCCTGCGTAGGCACCTGCTAATGGTTGTACGTAAGCATCAAATCCAAATGGTTTAACATTTGCTGAGATAGCTTTGTTTGTTACATCGTCAACACACTCAACATATACATACTGAGATACGTTATCATAATCTCCATTATCTGTTACAATTCCAGCATCTGATACGGATTTGAACTTATCTCCAATTCTTCGAGCAATGTAATTAGAAGAGTCTGGGTCTAAGTTTAGGTTAGAGAAAGATTCTAATACTACTGGTCGTTTATCTGTATCTTCGTAATCTCTTACTAGGATTGTAAACGAACCATAATCGCTTGCTGGATTCCCTCCTGGCAATACGTTGTTGATTATACTAACTTTAATTGAAGTGTTTGTGTCTGTTCCGTCAGCTATTGTTTTCACTTTAAAAAGATCTAACTTAGCTCCACCAATTGTTTGTGATACAATATATGGAGTAGCTGCTGGTGCAGGATTACCTGCATCTGAGCTTGAGAAGTTTGCCAAAGCATCTACTGAACCAGTTTCAAAATAAATAAATGAACCAGTACCTATGTCAGACTTCATGAAGTTGTCATAGTAAGTGTACACATATCCTTTCTTAGCTCCTTGTGGAGATGTTCCTAATACGTTTTTGAAGTTACTTACGTTAGCTGGATCTGCTGATGCAGTTAATGTTTGAGCAGATACTCCAGTTCCTTCTAGTGTGAAGTTAATAGAGCTTGTAGCGCTTTGTCCGTTTGGAATTACTGATCCAGTAAATCCATTACCGGTAGATGCTCCGTCTGCAGTGTTTTTTGTTGGGAATATAGCTCCAACTAAAAACTTATCAGCTCCTGATCCAGAAGCGATGATGTGAACAACTTTTGCATCGTATCCTCCTTCTTGTAATACTCTTACAATAGTTACGGTAGATGCTGCGTTCAAGTAGCTCTTAACAGCGTAAGGGACATAAGTCTCTTCACTTAGTCCTCCAAACTTAGCAATAAATTCGTCAAAATTTTCTACAATTGTAGGAACAAAGGCTGGGCCTTTTTTGGTAGGTCCTACGATAGCTGCTCCAATGGCAGCGATACCTGCTGGTAAAAAGGAAAGATCCTTTTCGTTAGTAAATACTCCGGGGCTAACAATTTTCTCGGCCATAGTGATATTATATTATATATTTCTTTGTTTTTAATAAATATGTCAACTATAACCCGAAACCTAGTTTTGAGATGTTAATTTGGTGTAAATTCTCCAGTGTTCATGTCCAAAGAACCTACTCCGTATTTTTCATTCAAACCATCAGCCAACTTCTTTTCTCTCTCGTTAATCTCTACAATACTAGTGTTGAGCGATTCTTCTTGTTCGTTTAATTTTTCTAAATATTCTTGGCTCGATTTTTGAGCTAATTTTAGTTGAACAAGTTGAACACCCATCTGTGTATACTCTTCTTGAATCGTTTTGATGTTTTGCATCTCTTCTTCTGTAATCTTCATAACTTATATTTCTTTACATATAAATATGCAGTTTTTTTTGTTAAGCAGTATATGTTATTATAAAATTGTAGGTAGATACTGAAAAGCTCAGTGTTGATCCATTACCAGTGCCACTAAATGCTGCTGCAGAAACTTGTGGAACGCCCCTATTTCCGCCGTTGATTGCAATATCAAATGTATTCGCAGTGCTTGAGTTTGGAGTAACTGTAATTGTATTTATTCGGTATTTAGGAATACCACCACTTGGTTGTTCCAAGCTGTTTACTCCTGATGTTGTGACAAGTACTAAGACTCCGGTATGTGTTGCGCTCGCTTCGCTTAGTACGTATTCTCCACTACTAAATATGTGTCCACCTGCTGTTGGTTTATCTCTTGGACCTAGCTTTTCTACAACACTTTTTTCTTTTGGACCTAGCTTTGCTATATCACCAATCTCAACAACCATTACTTTTGTTATATCTGCCATGGCTTACAATTCTAACCAGATACTGTCTGGGTTAAATGATATTACATATTTTTCTGTTTGTCCGTTTACTAAATTCAAATAATGTCCTAGGATTCTGACTATGTTGTTTTCACTTGATGGTGCAGTTTGGGACATGGTACCGGAGGTAGTGGCTAAATATATTGGTTGACCAACACCGGAAGAAACTGATGTAAGCATATCGATATTAGTACCTACCACTCCTCTTATGAGTATATCAACTCCACCACTTGAGCTAGCGGTATTGAGTGCTATTCCTAGCATACCATCTCCAGTTGAAACTTGTGATGCATTAGCCTGAAACCATTGACCATTTGTTCTTAAATAACAAATATTTCCAATAGTTAAGCTAGTTCCTGCAGTTTGAGATGCTAATACATCTCCGGTGAAACCATATTCTAGAACTCTTGCAGGCCTAGGAGCTGAGGTTGTACCGACATGTAAATTATCTTCGGATGCATTTGGTAAACCTTGAGCGCCGCCTCCTTCTACCGCAAGTATTGTGCTTTCTGTAACAGCTCCATTTCTTAATATAAGTCTATCATTTGCCATAAGTCTATTTTACTTTTAAATTAGATGGATCCAGTTGGTGTCCAAAACTCACTACTCAACTCTATTAAACAATCTGCATGACTACCACTCCATGTTAAAGACACGCTTTCATCTGCAATAAAGGTCGGTTCATTGACTGTGTACCATTTCATTATGAATTGGGATCCATCGACCGATTTTCTAACTGTTTCGGAAGAAGTTTCCATTACTTGTGTAAAATCTACACTTCCAGTATCGGATGTGTTTGCAAATGCATATGTTCTGTTTGTGTAATCCATTTTATATAAATATGTTGTTATAAGTTAAATCTACCCTTTAATGCGTCGTAGTTATGTAGTACTTCTGTGGCTGATAAGGCGCGATTATATGAACATATATGATATAAATAAATACTAGACGGTGTTGCAGATCCTATATTAAATGATCGTATTCCAATTGTGGGTTTAGCTGTAGTGTTAAATGCTTGTGATGTAGAAGAGCTTCCGTCGGGCACACCATTCAAATAAAGTTTAGCAGTTTGTCCATCATAAGTTAGTGTTGTATGATAAACTTGATCAATAGATATTGTAGTACCTCCTGTAACATTTCCTGAATCTAAAGCTGCATATAATACGTCACCACTAGGAGATGACATTAAAAAACTAACACCATCGCCGCTGCTATCTCTAGCATCTAGTATTATAGAAGAACCAGCAACGCTGTAAAATTCTACGAAAGCACAATGTGTAAATGATGTATAATTTTGTGAAAAAAAGTTACTATCTAATATAATATAACTATCTGTAGCATCCCATTTGAATCCTCCACTATGTCTATCAGGAAAATATTCTATTCCATTTTCTAAACTTCCGGAATTTGATGTATCAATAGTATTAAAAGCATTAGTACCACTTTTAGGATATGATGCCCTATTAGCAGCATCCATATTGAATACCAATCCATCAGTTATTATACCCGTCGTTATGCTACCTACTCTTCCACTCATAATCCGAACCTTGATTTTAATGCATTGTAGTTGTGTAGTACTTCTGTTGAGGATAAGGCGCGATTGTATATTTGAACTGTGTTAATGATACCATCAAAATAACCTTGTGTATATTGCCCAAGTTTTCCTATTAGAATAGCATTAGTTGTTGCTATAGCACCTAA